GAAAAGCAATAGGAATAGATGCAACAAAAACTTTATTTAATCTTGAACAAGGCTGGATAGGCATTAAAGAAGCAGTAACAGAAATTTCAGATCGTGTTATTTTTGTAGGTAAAGTTATAGGGGGTGTTATTGGTAACGCTGCCTTAGCTATAGGTGAGTTTGCAAGTGGTATTAGACAAACAATAGGAGGAGTAGCACAAAAGATAGCTGACTTCTTTAGACAAGCTTTTGAAAAAATAGTCAGTTTTATTCCAGAACCTTTGAAGAGACTATTAGGTGGACTTGAGTTGCCACCGATAGATTTAAAAATTAAAGGTATAAAAGATTTCGGTAAAGACTTTCTTGAAGGTGCAAAAGAAAAAGCTGAAGAATTGAAAAATACTGTGATTGAGTTTAGTGGTGTAGAAAGAGAAATTACTGAAGAAAACATTAAACAGCTTGATGCAAAAAATAAAATAGTGGCTACAAATAGAAATATAAAAACCTCTGTAGATCAAATAACTGAAGCTGAAAAAAAGGCAAAAAAAGAGGCAGAAGAACTTAAAGGCAAATTTATGAAGATAGGGGAGGATATAGAAAGAGGTATTGTTACAAACCTTACTGACGCTGTTATGGGTACTAAATCACTTGCAGAAGCAGCAACAAGTGTATTAAACAACCTTAAGCGTCAATTGATCGAGCTTGCTATACAAAGGGCTGTCTCTGGCATAGGAGGTAAGATCGGTGGATTCTTAGGTGGTTTGTTTGGAGGAGGAAAAGAGAGAGGTGGAAGAGTATCTGCTGGTGGTGCTTTTGTTGTGGGTGAACGTGGTCCAGAAATATTGCAAATGGGTGCAAAGGGTGGCAATATCATTCCAAACAGTGCTATTGGTAATGGTGGCGGCACTACTACCAATTTAGTGACTGTAAATGTAGATGCCTCTGGTTCATCTGTTTCTGGTAATACTGCTGATGCAAACCAACTTGGACAGGTAATAGGGCAAGCTGTGCAGGCTCAACTTATTAAAGAAAAACGTGCTGGAGGTTTATTAACTAGATAAATGGCAACTTTTCCAAGTATCTCACCGACCTACGGAATGAGAAAAACAAGCTCACCAAGAATAAGGACAACTTCTTTCGGTGATGGTTATGAGTTTAGGGCTTTGTTTGGCTTGCCTTTAACTCAAGATCCAAAAGTATATGATCTTACTTTCAATGTTTCAGAAACGGAAGCTGATGTTATAGAAGGGTTCTTGCGTAGTCGTGTAAATGACCAAGCAAGTTTTACATTTACCCCACCAGCAGAAGGAAGCTCTCAAACAGGAACTTATTCACAGTCAAGTAGCACAACTGTAACTATAACTATCACAAATCATGGTCTTGCAATTGGTGATGTTGTGACTATTGACTACACCTCTGGCTCAGCTACTGATGGAGACTTTGTTATTGCCACAACTCCTACAGTAGACACTTTTACTGTCACAGCAGCTTCATCTGGTACAAATAGCGGTAATGTCACAGTAACTTTGTCGGGTGCTGGTCAATATGTTTGTCAATCTTGGACAAAGACAATACCTTACAATAATAGAGCAACTTTAAACTGCACCTTTAGAGAGGTATTTGAACCCTGATGGCAATACCAACGGCAGAGCTTCAATCTCTTTCTAATAAGTCAATAATTGAACTTTATTCGATTACTTTAGTCACTGCATTGCATGGCTCAACTGATGTAACTAGGTTTCATTCAGGTGTGGGTATGAATAGCAACGCAAATATTATCTGGCAAGGAAATACTTACACAAAATTTCCAGTAATAGCAGAGGGTTTTGAATATGTAGGAAGGGGAACTTTACCAAGACCAACTCTTACTGTTTCTAATGTTTTAGGAACTATTACAGCACTGATGGCAACAGCAAATGCAACAACACCTTTTAATGATTTGCAGGGAGCTAAATTAATTCGTCATAGAACTATGGCTCAGTTCCTTGATGCCAGTAACTTCCCATCAAACCAAAATCCATTTGGTACTCCATCAAGCACTACAGAACTTCCTCAAGAAATTTATTTTATTGATAAAAAAATTGTAGAAAATAGGGACGTTGTACAATTTGAATGTGTTTCTGCACTTGATTTAGAGAATATTCGTGCACCAAAACGTCAAGTTACTAGAAAAGATTTCCCTTCAGTTGGTACTTTTACATGAGTTGGAAAGAAAAAGCTGCTGAATATGCTGTTGAGTGCCTTCCAAAAGAGTCTTGTGGTTTGTTAGCGATAATTAAGGGCAAAGAAACTTTTTGGCCTTGCAAGAACCTATCAGAAGCACCTGACGAATATTTTGTTATGTGTCCTGACTCATGGGCTGAGTGTGAGGATCAAGGAGAGCTTATCGGTATAGTTCATTCTCATACTTATGGATCTGCTTTACCATCTGATGCTGATAAAGCATCTTGTGAACATCTTGGGTTGCCTTTTTATATTTACAGCATAGAACACAAAGACTGGCATAGTTTTAAACCTAGTGGCTACAAATCTGGTCTTTTTGGTAGGACTTGGATCTGGGGTAAACATGATTGCTGGTCACTTATTACAGACTATTTTTTTGAAAAAAAACAAATAAAACTAAAATTTTGGCCTAGACCTAAAAGCTTAAAAGCATTTGCAAATGATCCATACTTTGAAAAAGTATTAACAGGATCTGGATTTAAAGAAGTTGGTAAAGAAGATATTCAAGAAAATGATGTTCTATTGATGGAAGGGGCAGAAGAAAAGCTAAACCATGTCGCTTTGTACATTGGTAATCAAACTATTTTTCATCACAACATAAAACAGTTGAGTTGTAGAGAGATATATGATTTAAGATATATACAAGCCACAAAAAAAGTTTTTAGATATGCAGCTTAGAAAACTTACAGTTTATGGAAGGCTTAGACAATTTTTAGGTCAATCACATTTTGAAGTTGCTGTGAATAATCCTAGACAGGCTTTTGCTTTTTTGATTGCAAATTTTCCAGAGGTAGAAAACCATATGACTAATCAGCTTTATAAGGTAAAGATGGGAGATTTAGAAATTACAGAGGATTTGTTAGAAATGAAAGGTAATGGAGATATAAAAATTATCCCTATTGCCGTTGGTGCTAAAGGTGTAGTCGTTGGAGGTTTATTAGGAGGTATTGGATCAGGTGCTATTTTAGGAGGTGTTACTGCTGGATTTTTCTCGACAGCTGTTGGTGGCATTGTTGCTAGTGGACTAACTGCTGTTGGTACTTCAATGCTTATAGATGGTGTCACGAGTATTATTGCACCAACACCACCAGTGCCTAATTTTAATGCTTCTGATTCTTTATCAAACAATGATCCAGAGGTTCAAGCTAACTTTGGTTTTAATTCAATCACAAATACAACAAGGGCTGGGGTTCCAGTTCCCATAATTTATGGTCAAGTTTTTACTGGATCTATTGTTATAAGTTCTGGTATTGATACTGTTCAAGTGGAGGGTACAGCTACATGAGTCCTTTTTTTAATCCTTCTTTGTTGGGTGCTGAACCATTCGCAAGTTTTTTTAACGAAACAAACCCTGATTTACCAGCAGACTCATTAGCATCAAAGCAATTTCAAACGCTGATTGATCTAGTCTCGGAAGGTATAATCTCAGGATTCCCCTCTGCAACTGGATCTCAAGGTTCGTCAGAATACAACACCTCTGCACTTAAAGATGTATTCCTTAACGGAACTCAAGTATTACAACAATCGGCTGGTACAAGTCCAGATGAAACAGATTTTAATTTTAAAAATATAACTTTTGAACCTAGATTTGGCACTTCAGATCAAACAGCAATCGCTGGTATTTCTGCCAGTGAATCAGAAACAGCGGTAGGCGTAACAGTAACAAAAAGTACGCCTGTGTCAAGATCCATTTCTGATACAAATATTGACGCAGTAAGAGTCACGATAGCTTTTCCTCAACTCCAAAAATTTGAAGATGATGGAGATATAAATGGAGCAGAGGTAGCTTTATCAATCCAAACAATAGAAAATGATGGCACGACACAAACAGTTATTACAGATACTGTTAGAGGTAGGGCAGCAAGTACATATTTTAGAGACTATAAAATTAATTTACCTTCCGGCACAAGTTTTCCAGTAACTATAAGAGTAAACAGAACAACTGATGACAGCACTGATTCATTTTTAAATGACACTTTTCAATGGTCATCTTTTACAGAAATAATAAATGAGTCCAGATCATATGCTAATTCTGCCCATGTAGCACTACGCTTTGATGCGGAAACCTTTCCATCTGTTCCAACACGAATGTATAGACTAAGAGGTACTCTTATCTCCATACCGCACAATGGTACTGTCAGGGCTGATGGTTCAATATCATATACAGGTACTTTTAATGGAAGTTTAAAAACTGATAAAGAATATTCAAATGATCCAGCATGGGTCTTGTATGACTTATTAACTACATCAAAGGGTTTTGGGGATCATATAGATACAACACAACTAGATGTTTTTAGTTTTTATTCAGCCTCTGTGTATTGCTCTGAGCAAGTAGATGACATGACAGGAACTGGAAATACTGAAGCAAGGTTTTCAACAAACGTGGTTCTTAATACCCAGCGTGATGCATATTCATTAATAAATGATCTTTGCTCTGTAATGAGGGTAATGCCATTTTATAGTGCTGGGGTCATAAATATATCTCAAGATCGACCCACAGATCCAAGCTACATTTATAATCTTAGCAATGTGTCAGCAGAGGGTTTTTCATATTCAAACGCTAGTAAGTCAACAAAAGCAACTGTTGTTAATGTTGGATATTTTGATAATGAAACTCAGTCCATAGATTATGAAACTGTTGAAGATACTGCACTACAAGCTAAATATGGGGTAGTTGTTCGTAATTTAAAAGGCTTTGCTACTACTTCTAGAGGACAAGCTGCAAGACTTGGGAAGTGGTTTTTATACACACAGTCTAACGAAGCTGAAATCTGCTCATTTAAAACATCTATTGAATCAGGAACAATAGTAAGAGTTGGAACAATAATTTCTGTTCAAGATCCAATGAGGGCAGGGGTTAGAAGAGGAGGAAGAATTAAAACTGGTGTTTCTACAACACAGATAGTAGTTGATGATGCAAACAATACTGATCTTGCATCTACAGGTTCAGCAACATTATCTGTCATATTGTCAGACGGCACTCTTGAAACAAAAACAATTTCTAGTATTTCTGGAACAACGATCACAGTTTCTTCAGCTTTTTCATCTGTCCCTCAAGCTAATTCTGTTTGGGTAATAGAAAATACATCACTATCACTTCAAACTTTTAGAGTTTTTTCAGTAAAAGAGGTAAACCAACTTGAATACGAAATACAGGCTGTTGCTCATAATTCATCTAAATATGCAAGTGTTGAAGATGGCTCAACACTTCAAACCAAAACAATCACAACACTTACTGCTTTAAAATCAGCACCAAGTAATTTAACAGCAACAGAACAAATCGTAGTATTAAACAATCGTGCTGTTTCTAAACTATTTATACAGTGGCAGCCAGTTCAAGGTGTTACAGAATACATGGTTCAATATAGATTTAATGACGAAAACTTTATATCTGAAAGAGTAACAAGACCAGATTTTACAATTTTTGAAACAAAATTAGGAACATATGATATACGAGTTTTTAGTTATAATGCTCTTGGAAAACCTAGCACTTTGCCATCAACAGTCAGTGCAAATACAGTTGGTAAAACTGCACTACCAGCAGATGTTCAAAACTTGACGATAGAACCATATAATGATGACTTTGTGAAATTAAGATTTGATAAATCTACAGATGTTGACGTAGTTCATGGGGGAAACGTGGTGATCCGCCATTCTAACTTAACAGATGGAACTGGTACTTTTACAAACTCTGTTGACCTTATAGCTGCTTTATCTGGAAACATATCAGAAACTTTGATCCCAGCAATAGCTGGAGAGGTAATTTTGAAATTCCGTGATGATGGGGGAAGGCTTAGTTCTGGAGAAACTTCTGTCATAATATCTCCACCAGATCAGCAACCAAAATTAACAGCTTTTACAGATAGAGAAGATACTGATGCAACACCATTTGGAGGAACAAAAACAAATACATTTTTTGATTCCTCTCTTGGAGGACTTATATTAGGTTCTTCAACAACTATTGATGAAGTTACAGCATTGATAGATACCTTATCACAAATAGATTTTTTAGGTGATGTTGCATCAACTGGCTCTTATGAGTTTGCCAGCCCTTTAGATTTAGGTTCAACAATGGATACTAAGTTGACAAGGCATTTTGTAACAGAATCTTTTTATGCTGGTTCATTTATAGATCAAAGGACAGAATTAATAGATACTTGGAATGATATTGACCAGTTAACAGCTTTTGAAACAAACGCCTCTTTATTAGTAGCAACAACAACACAAGATCCAGCCACCTCTACATCTGCAACTTATACTATTAATAATGGATCTGGTAGTGCAGGCACAATAATAATAATATCAAAAGCTGCTCATGGTTATTCTGTTGGAAGCTTTGTAGTTGTTGATTTTACTTCGGGTACTGGAGTTGATGATAATTATGAAATAATTTCAAAAACTACTGACACTTTTACATTAACCTCAGCCACATCTTTGAATACAAGTGGCAACTGTACTTATGGAGCAGAGTTTAGTTCATTCAACACTTTTACAAACGGTGTTTTAAGGGGTAGAGGATTTAAATTTAAAGTTAATTTGTCTTCAAATGACAAAGCACAAACAATTTTAGTTAAACAGCTTGGATACACTGCGACATTAAACAGAAGGGTAGAGACAGTAAATTCTGTTATCGCTTCGGGGACATCAACGAAAGCGGTGGTTTTCCAAGATAAGTTTTTTACAGGTTTTAGTGGTACAAGTGTTGCTGCTGATGCTGCTTTACCAACAATAGGAATAGTTATAGAAAATGCACAATCAGGTGATTTCTTTTCATTGTCAAGCATTAGTTCAACAGGCTTTTCTATTGATATAAAAAATGGTTCAAGTTTTGTTGATAGAAATTTTAAATATACCGCTGTCGGATTTGGGCGTGGTTCTTAAAATTATGATAATCTTAAATAAAAATAGTTAGAAAATGGCACAACACGACTATGTACTTGATAATGCCACAGGAGCAAATTTCCGTAGTGACCTTAATAATGCTTTACTAGCTATTTCAAGTAATAATTCTGGGTCATCTGCACCGTCCACCACATATGCCCTACAGTTTTACGCTGATACAACAAATAATATTTTAAAACTTAGAAATGCTGCGAATGATGGATTTATAAATTTATTTACGCTTGCTGGTGGTGTTGATGTTGATGCTGCAAGTAATTTTAATGAGGATGTAACTTTTACAGGAGCAAGTGCAAATATAGTTTTTGACAAAAGTGCTGATGATTTAATATTCAACGATAATGCAAAAGCTGTTTTTGGTACAAGTTCAGATGGCTTAGAGATATTTCATGACGCAAGCGATAGCATTATTAATGATAATGGTACAGGATCTTTAAAACTACAACTTGGCGGTTCTACTAAAGCAGAGGTTGTTTCTGGCGGTCTTACAGTAACAGGAACTTTAACAGCTACAACGCTTGCTGGAACATTATCCACTGCGGCTCAAACAAATATAACTTCTCTTGGAACTCTTACAGGGCTGACCTTAAGTGGAGATATGACCTTTACAGGAGATAGTGCAAATATACAGTTTGATAAGTCAGATTCAGCACTTGAGTTTTTAGACAATGCCAAAGCTAAATTTGGAACTGGCGATGATTTAAGTATTTTTCATAACGGTAATAATTCGTTTATTGAACATAATGGAACTGGAAATTTACATCTTAAAGCAAAAACAGGTGAAGAATCTATAGTTGCAATTCCTGACTCAAGCGTTGAGCTTTATTTTAATAATTCAAAGAAGGCGGAAACGGTGACTGGCGGCTTTACGATAACAGGAACTTGCACAGCAACCGCTTTTGCAGGGGATGGCTCTGCACTCACAGGAATTTCGGCTAGTGGCACAACAATAAACAACAACGCAGATAACAGAGTTATTACTGGGTCTGGTACTGCTGATACTTTAAATGGTGAAGCTAATTTAACTTTCGATGGTTCTAATCTTTTACTGAATAGTGCAGGGGGCAATGTTCTTTTTGGTGAAACTACAGCGTATAACAGTTTTGAAAATGGCTCTACAAATCCAAAATTACAGGTAAGAGGTACAAATTTAAATGGTTCATGTCAGGCATGGATAAGAGCCACTGCTGATGGTGGAGCTCCAAAATTATTTATAGCTAATACTAGAAATACATCTTCGAATGGTCATACAATAGTTCAAAGCGGTGATGAATTAGGAGGAATATTTTTTGCTGGTTCCGATGGATCGCAGTTTGTTAATGGTGCTTCAATATCAGCGGTAGTTAGTGGAACTCCCAGTGCTGATGATGTACCGGCATTTTTATCATTTGGAACAAATAGTGGTGGGGCTGCTACAACAGAACGTATGCGTATAGATTCGTCTGGAAGGTTGCTTGTAGGAACTACCACTGAAGGTGATACTTTAGCTGATAATTTTACAATTGCAGATTCTTCTTCTAATTGTGGAATGACTATAAGATCAGGTAGCTCTAGTTTCGGTACAATTTTCTTTTCAGATGCCACATCTGGTGCTGGAGAATATGTCGGACAAATAGTATATGACCATTCCGCCAATGAGATGAAATCTATAGTAAATGGTGCTGAAGTGATAAGACTTAAGGCAGGGAATGATGGCTCAAATGACTTTATAAGAGTATTGATAGGAACTTCTACTGAAACATTTGCAGCGGTTTGTCTTAAAGTTCATGCAGGGAATTTTCAACCACTATCTATAAATGATTCAAGTGGCACTAGTTCTTTTACAGCAAGAATTGGATTTAGAACAGGAGGTACTCAAGTTGGAACAATTAAATCAAGTAATAGTGCAACACAATATAATACAAGTTCAGACTATAGACTTAAAGAAAATGCTAGTGCAATATCTGATGGTATTACAAGAATTAAAACTTTAAAGCCATATAAATTTAATTGGATTAGTGATGAAACAAATACACCTGTAGATGGATTTTTTGCACATGAAGTAAGTAGTGTAGTTCCAGAAGCAATAAGTGGCACGAAAGATAAAGTAGCTGATGCTGCTGATGTTAGAAGAGGTGATGCTCTTAAAGTTGGCGATCCAGTTTATCAAGAGATAGATCAAAGTAAACTTGTGCCTTTATTGGTTGCTGCTGTACAAGAATTAGTAACAAAGGTTGAAGCACTTGAAGCTGCCTAGTATAATTGGATAACTCTTAATAATTTTATGGCAACTGCAAAAGAACTTTATGATGAAACAAAAACTCGTCTTGATTTGAATATGGCAAAATTACAGATGTTAGAAAGAGAAATACAACAAAAAAACGTAGAAAAAAGTCAACTTATGCAACCAATAATTGAAGATCAAGGTGCATTAAAACAGTTAGAAAAACTTATTGAAGTTGAAGAAACTATAAAATCTAAGTAAAATATAGTAAAAACTTACTTTTATGGCTGTTATTTGGGATGTTGTTAGATTAGATGCAACAAAAACTGTAGGTTCTTTATCTGATGTTGTAACTGTTGTTCACTGGACAGCAAGTGACTCTGAAACTGTAGGCAGTGGCGATTCTGCTAAAGTCCATATCGGTTCTGCTTATGGTTCTATAGGGCTTGCTGAAGCTGATTCTGAATCGTTTACCGCTTATGCAGATATTTCAAAAGATAATGCTATAGCATGGGCTAAAGCTGCAATCGGTTCTGATAAAGTGACATCCATTGAAACAGGTATTGCTGCACAGATAACAGAATCAAAAACTCCTACTGTGAGTTCTGGTGTACCTTGGTAGTCATATAAGAGGTAATTAAATATAAAGGTGCAATAGTAGGCAAGATAATTAGCATTGATATAATAAGACCATGACTAATTGCTTTTAAAATTGCTTCTTTAACCATGTTTGCTCGTATTTGTCAGATAGCCTCATTGTTGTCTTTATTTCTTACCTTGTCAATGTTAGGCGGTTCATATTACGCTTACAGATTTCTTACCTCAGAACAGTTTAAGGCAAGAGTAATGAATGAAGTTCTGGATAATGTGCAAGGTATTATGCCAAAAGTTTTAGATAATGCTTTGCCAGATATGACAGGCGGTACAATTCCAGAATATATACAACCTAAAAAATAATGGAGATACCAGAAATCGGTATCAAACAAATTAATGTTCCAGAGGTCTATATTCCTGAGATATACAAGCCTGATCCTGTATTGCCTGTAATAACAAATTTAGAAATAGATGTTGTAGGTTGTACTTATCAGCATAGAGATATAAAAAATACTGGTAATACACAGCTTTTACTTGATGATCCAAACGGCGTGTTTCTAACGTGCGGTGAATCTGTTTTTCCTAGCTTTTACCCTATTGATTACAGACCAGATCAGTTGGTTATAACTGAAGATTTGCCGATAACAAATGAAGCTCCACCAATGCCAGAGTCAGATATACCAGAAACTAAAACACCAGAAAAGAAAAAAGAAGAATTAGTAATACCAGAGTGTCCAAGTAAAAATGAGCAAAAAGTTGGAGATTACAGAAACGCAAAACGCATTGAAAGAGTAATAGGACATAAGTTATCCTCAGACAAAACAGAGTGTATTACCATCTATGAGGACGTACCCTTTCGAGAAACTTTTATTGGCACACCTGAGGTACTTGTTTCTACTGCTGCTATTGGTCTGGTCGCTGGTGGGTCTGCGGCTCTTGTCCCTGTAATACAAGGAATTGCAAAGAGTGGTATCAAGCAAATAACCAAGCGTTTTTCTAGAAAGGATAAATCTACTTAGTTTTTATTTTGTGAGTATGAGGTAAAACTTGGTTTGGTAAGGTAATAAGCTTTACATCTTTACAAGTGACAGCGTGTTCACCTGTCAGCACTACTCCGAGTTTGGCTTGTTTACCACATACCTCTAGCCTATACAAGGCCATCTCTAATTTAGTTTTTTTAATTAATAATTCTTGAGCTTCGATATTAACCCTTGCAGCTTTTTTGCAAAGTTCCCCACCATTTCCCAAAGGAATATTAAATTGCATAGATATTCCATAATTTAAGTTGTAGTTATCTTTCTCAAATCTTGGGGTTTCTTGGATATATTTTATTGCCCCTGTGTCCTCGTCATAGATGTTTTGTTTGGTAACTGTTTCTATAGGGCGGTTAAATGACCACGCATCTGTCAAATAAGGAGTTATGGTCAAACTGGGCGAGGTGCAAACAATTCCTTGACTGTAGCGATTCTGGGGCAAGCTAGAGGGAGTTATCATTGTTGCATTATTATTGACTACCCCTTGAGCATTGCTGCTGGGTGAGGCAACTGTTGTATTTGCTAAAACTTTTGCAGGGCTTAAAAATAAAATTATTGCCCAAAGACAGAGGTTGTTTCTGTGGTTGTAGTTGTTGTAATTGTTCGATTTATATGGGTTATTGTGTCGATTCCACTTCCTTGTAGTGACTCTACTAGAGAAAAACTTTGCCCAGCATCTTTTATTCGCCATCTAGGAACTGCCTCCAAATTTGGGGAAGTCCAACTGAAGTTGACTCCTTGCAGTGTTTGGGTTGTTTCTGTTGTAACGTCAGGGTTGATATATCCGTTAAGGTCAGCCGACTCAATGTTGTGACCACTTGCGGAATAAGAAAATCCATTATTCCACTGATAGCTTGAAATTTGCTCATTAATTACAGATTGCGAAGTTGAACTCTGAGTACTAGAACCGCTACGGAACTGGGGGACTACAGGCGTTGCAAGGGTTCTCAGAGGTAGTAGTAATATTAATAATAGCCAAAATCTAGTCAATTTCAATCGAGACTGTAGTTGAGGCAGTGCAGCTAGTACCAGATCCAAAAGCACCACTACATGAGTGGATTCCGCTTGAAACACTACTGATGCTTCCAGAGCCTAATGTGCCACCACTAATAACTGTTGTCTGACCACCTAATATTGGCAATGTTGCTATGCCGCTTGATGGCGTGATTGCGGATTGTGTACTATCACCAGCCTGATATGACTCACTTAGCGAAAAAGCTGAACCAGAATTTGAAACCACCTTATTAGTCTGTATTAAACTTGGAACTCCCGAACTTAGTGAGCCAAGATTTAAGCCACCTATCCCATTCGTCACTACACTGTCTCCTGTTCCTGTAGAGGTAGTAATATTATTTCCGCTTATGGAGTATGAGCTAGGTGCGGCATTTGTAATTACATAAGGCGAGTCTATGGAAAATGATGCGGCAGTTACATACTTGGCCGTTATCTCAGCAAAGGCACTAGACGGAGAAAGAAAGATGATAAATGGAATTAGCTTTTTCATTTGATTCCTACTTTATTGTTCTTATTATCCACTATAACTGGTTTTTTGCCGTTGCCATTTTTACCTTTTATGGAGATTCCATAAGCTGAAGCAATATTTCCAACAAGACCAGCAGCAAAAGTGTCTAGCCTTATCTTTTCCATATATCCCAAAGTCATAACGGATAAAGCCCAAACCAAAATTAAAAGTCTGATTCCATGACCAAAATAATCCCGACCTTCCTTTTCTTCTTCTTCCATTAAAATTAAGATTATTGTTGAATACTGGTATTTTAGCTATGTTTGGAAAAACAAACAATTCCATGATTAGATTTATCAAGCCTATTTTAAAATTTTTCGTCAAGTCAAATGCAGTGAAATCCTTAGTCGTGGGACTGCTGGAGGACTATGCCGCTTCCACTGAGACAGATATTGATGATGAAATTGTAAAACTGGTAAAAGAAAAGTTATGGCCTAGCGTGTAATGGACATAATCAAAGCCCTTACATCTTCTTACAGCCTTGAGGGTGAGTTTGAGGTGCAAAAGTCTATAAAATTTATTGAAAAGCTAGAGGATATTGAACTACTCAAGCCCTATGCAGTTAAGCTATTACAGACAAATGCAAAGCAAGCACATTTTGTAAGCACTTCTCTTGAAGTTATATCTCAGCAAGCCGCTTATATATTTAAGTTAGAAAAAGAAATCAAAAAGAAAAAAGCGACCTTTTGGGATCGCTTTAAGTTTGTTATATTCGGTAAAAAGTAGAGGTCTTACATAAATACTTGCCAGACTATTTCGCCCACTCTGTGTTTGAAACGTGTTCCGACTACGCCCACAGACTTACAAATTAAATACAGTTCATTCGGTTGATCAAGTCGAAGCTGTAACTCTAATGCCTCTTTTTAAGGAACTAAATCCTTTTCTGTTATATCAATCCAGTTTGCAGACTCAATCATTTCTCCAGTTTCTTGATTTTTTTTTAAAGTTTCACAGAACTCATAAGTTCTTTCAGATTCTGGGTGATAAAAAATTTGACCTACATAGGGATTTTTTGGAAAAGTTACTAAGTACATAATCAAAAAGGTAAATCTTCTGGAAGTTCACGCTGGTTTGCCTTGACGTTTACAGTCCTCTCAGAGGCTGGTTTAGGGTTCATGGGTGCAATCTTGCCTGAGTTGCCCCAGAGGCCACCCCAAAGCGAAAATCCAGTAACCTCATCATAATCTGACTTGCTCCTATAAACACGAATTGTTGTGCCTTCCATTCTTGCATTAGCGGCAGCTTGAGCTAACCAGTTTGCAGCTTTGTCGGCCTCTTCATGGGTAAAATCAATGATTAAGTTTCTTTCTGGTGCATTATCTCTATCGCTGTTGTTGTCAACGATTCTGATTTTTGCGTTAAATGCGGTGTTTGCCATAGTAATTAAAAGGGTTCAATGGGTGTAATGCCGTTTGCTTCTTCCCAAGCAAGGACTTTGTGTAGATCATATCTGATAGTAGGTTCGCCATAAATGGCTGCAAATCCATCAAGTTTGTAAAACTCAGGGCCTATGCCTTTATACCGCCATCTTCTTATAGAGTCTGGGTGTTTACCATATCTTCTAGCAAGTTGATCGGTAGTAAAAAACTGGCTCTCAGCTACTGTCATGTTGTAATCACCTCCTTTCTAGTTTTGATTAGGTCGCAAAGGTCGTTGTAATCGTTTTGCGGTATTTGTCTGTTAGCATAACGCACCTCTAAAGACTCAGCACATTTATCTAATCTTTGTCTGGTGTCAGCTTTTAAGATTGCATCTTTGGCAACAACTGTAAGATTTTGAGTAGAAACTGGTGTTCTGTCTTTTTTTGGATTTTTCCATGCTTTTGTGCGGTCATAAAGAGATAAACCAAACTGAGAACCAAATTGCATGAAGGCTCTTTTCCTTGCATCAGATTCAGCTTCTTTTACTGCTGATTCATGCTTGTCTCCAAGATTGACACTTTTGCCTTTACCATGTCCAGCACCAACTCCCTCTCTAATTACATCACCAATAGTCACTCTGACTTTTGCAATGTAAGTGACACAGAAGTCATCACTCTGCACACAGTCAAGCTGTACTGTCTCAGACTGCCAGCCATCAAATCCAAAGATGCGGTTAGCTTCATTGATAACATACCAGCTTTCTAAATATGCAAGTTGCATAGTGCCTTGCTGTCTGAAAGCAACAACTTTAGGATCAATGGGTTGATTAAGTTGTTCTGTTTGTTCTTTAGTAAATGTCATAACCATTTAGGGGGTGTAAGTGTTTTAATGCCCTCTGGTTCATAGTTGGTGTAACCTTTCCAGATGCCTGACTCTTGGGCTTGTTTGATGTCAGACAATGTTTGCTCTTGTAGTTCATAACCACGTTCAATAAAGTGGGGTGACAGTTCATAAATCCCCACGCTGTATGGGAATACTTTTTCTACTGCCACAAATATGAACCGCTTTGCTCCAGTTCCTTGCAAGTAGTGGGCTGCGGCAAGATGGTAATTAAAGTTAACTATAGTTTTGGTAAATTTATCTGGTGATGCTCCACCTTCACCTGTGGTTTTAAGATCAATAACCATATCATCAATCACATAGTCACAACGGCATTTGCATTGCAAGCCTGTTTGTCTATGCTTCCACCAGAAAGATTGTTCTGCTAAACCTTGTTTGTTTTTGACATTGCTAAGAAGATATTTCCAAGCAAAATTGTTTTCTACAAGAGAATGTTCAATATTGTCCAGCAATTCTTTTTCCTGAGAAGTGTAAGTAAGTAAACCTTTTTCTTCACAGGCAAGAGCAAGCTCTTTGCCTTTTTTTGTACGTTTTTCTTCAAGAAGTGCATAACTACTTGGAAATGCGTCAGGTTCAAGAATCCATTTATGAATCATTGACCCTAGTTTCATTGCTGGGGTTGCAATTCTGGGAGGATTGTTTTTGCCATACTTATAAATGTTGAAAGCCTCAAGGCCATGATCTATGGCATATTTCAAGTCAGAGGCAGCAA